TCGTAATACCATTGAGCGACTTAATGGAAGGCATTCGTGAGCATCCGCCCCTAGTTTTATAAGCAGGAGAAAATGATGGCAACTGTTACTCAGAATTTTTATGTAGGACCGGAAGACGGCTGGATTGAAATTGTCGCTGCTGGAACGACAGTTAATTTTCTTGATATTAAAAGTTTTCCTTGCAATCATGGTTTCTACGTTTTTATTGGTGATGCTCAGCCAGATGCGTCTAGCACAAGACCTGTTGGCCGCAAAGTAGATGGCGATTGCATCTTCATTAATGTGCCGTTTACAGGCGGTGTCTGGGCTCGATGCTTGACTCCTGCTTATGGTGGAGACGATGGCACTCAAGAGATTCGTCTCGATGTAAATATTATCACAGCTCCATAAGGAGATTTAAATGACTTCAGTATTCCAGATTATTGTTGATGCTTATCGTCAGAGTAATGTTCTGGCTATTGGAGTTGATCCAACTGATGATCAGATTGATGAAGCCTTGCGTTATTTAAATAGAGTTGTCAAGAGTGTATTTGGCAACGAAGCAGGTGAAAATTTATCTGCATTTCCTATTGGAAAAAAGAACATCACTCGTCCTTCTGGATATCCTTGGTGGAATACTATACCCGATAACGACTGGTTCGTTCCAAAAAATACTCGGGTTATGTTAAATCTTGATCAATCTGTTAATCTTTATCTTCATCCAGCCCCAAATGATGGATCTCGATTTGCTGCTATTGATGTTTCTAAAACACTAACAACTAATCCTGTTACTGTTTATGGTAATGGAAATACCATTGATGGTAACGATTCTATTATACTCAATACAGATGGATTTGATGCTGAATGGTTTTATCGTGAAGACTTGGCAAATTGGGCTAAATATTTTCCGCTTGTTGTGACAGATACTTTCCCTTTCCCTGAAGAGTTTGACTTCTTTTTTATTATTCAACTTGCAATTACACTTAATCCTGCTTATGGTGTTGAGCTTGACCCACAGACTCAGATAACTTACGCGAGATCTAAGAGCCAGATTCGCTCTAGATATCATCAAAATATTCCCACACGATCTGAGCTTGCTCTTATTCGTCCGTCTAAAATGGCAGCCGATAGAGATCAGTGGGGTAACACATATTGGCTTTATCAGCCTAATTCAATGTTCGACAAGGGATGGCCTTGGTAGCCCAATCTTGGTAATAACAGAAAAGGAACTTTAAGTGGCAATTCCTCCTTCTAAAATTCGTCCTAAGGATCTACCACCTGCTGTTTCTGTTCCTATTGATGCAGCTCTAATCATCGATAATGGTACAGCAGTCCTTAAGGCTACTCCCGAACAAATCATCGATATTGGTCTTCCTCGGGCTACTGAAGAAGAGGCTGAAGCTGGTACTGACAATACTGCTTTGATGACCCCTTTAAGGACGGCACAGGCTATCGCGGCTCTTGCTCCCTCTCCTCCTGTAAATACCGCAAAGACTCTGGAACAGCTTAAAGCTTTTTCTGTTAGCCAGTTCGTTGTGCTTTATGATCAGGCTATCTTCACCTGGACCGAGGGCGACTACACCGGCCAAGCCGATGACATCAACATCATCCAGTCCGACAATGTGCCCCTCAATGAAGGGGCGTGGGTTCGACAAGAGGTTTCGAAGCTGGCATATAGGCCCCCATTCGCCAGTGCTACGACCCGGAGCCAGGCAAACAAGAACGCCGAAAGCGTATCGGTGAAGGATTTCGGCGCAGCCGGCGATAACGTAACGGACGATAATGCTGCGATACAGACCGCGCTTGACGCTCTCATTCCGTCTGGAGGAGCCCCGCCTATCGGGTACGGTGGCGAAACTTGTTTACCACGCGGCAAATACAAGATCGCAAACACGCTTGAGCCGTACAATTTCTCGCGTCTTCGCGGTGCCGGCCGAGATGCGACGTTCATCATGGGCGCGGCTGGCGTACCCGTCATTCAGAACCAAGATCCGAATGCGCTTTTCAGTGTTCACATCGCCGACCTTTCGACAGTGGGCGGCAGCCATGGCCTGAATGTAACCGGCTACACCGATACACTGACAATTCGCGATGTGGCGTTCCTCAACGCCACCACTGCTGGCATCACGATCGACGGGTTTTTTCAGACGGCGCTTTTGGACAATGTCCGTATCGCTGGGTCTGACTTCGGGATCACCTCTAATTCGGGGATTGCCAACAATATTGTTCTAATCCGCCCCGATATCACCGGCTGTAACTGCGCGCTCGGCCTGAATGGGACCGAAGATTTTACAGTGATAGGCGGTCGCTTCGAAGGTGGCGGCGGCGGTGCCTATGCGGTGCTTGAGATCGCCAATGCTCGATCGTTGACGTTTATCGGCGGATATTTTGAGGGCGGCTCCGCTACGTTACTTCACGCGACGGCATCCCAGGTGCATTTCCTGGGTACGCATTTCACATGGCACTCGGATAACGTCCCGTACCTCTGGAATATTGACAGCAATTCACGACTGACTTTCCGCAACTGTCATTCGACGGTGCTAATGACGGTGCCGGCGGGCTCCGTGGTGGAAAATTGTATCAATATCGTTGCGGCGTCGGAGTATGCTCCATCTCTGGTTGTCGATAATGCAGGTATCAATCGCGCTTCTGCGGTCACCGCGAACTACTGGCGCGAGAGCAATGGACGCGCGAGGTTCCGTATCCTTGTGACTCTTAATGCATCTGCCACAGGCTTTCTCAAAGTGGCTCTTCCACCCTCTGCTCCCGTTATCGAGAATGGGCAAGCCCAAGCATCTAATACCACAACGAGCACGGCTTATGTGTCCATCTGCAACCAAGGAGATAACAGCGTTTACGTGTCCAACGGAGGTGCGAACATTGGGGCGCTTAACGATCAAATCCTGATCGAAGGCACCTACAGGATAGCGGGATGAAGGCTGTCACGCATCCTCTGCGACGACATTGTCGTCAGCGCGGCATGATCGACGCTCGCCGCCTCCAGTCCAGGCTAGACGTCATCCAAGATGGCATGATCGGTCCGAACACGCTGCGCGCCCTCTTCGCGCGCATGGGCGCATCGCCGTCATTCGCGGGACCATTCGGCCGCGCTGCATCCGAGCATTTCCGCACCTATGGCATCCTCGATAGCGGGCTGCGCCTCGCGCACTTCATGGGGCAGACGGCGCATGAGAGCGACGGCTTTCGCACGACCGAGGAATATGCGTCGGGGGCCGCCTACGAGGGACGCAAGGACCTTGGCAACACGCATCCGGGCGACGGGCGCCGCTACAAGGGTCGCGGTCTCATCATGATCACGGGCCGCGCGAACTATCGCCGCGTCGGCGCGCTGATCGGGGTCGATCTGGAAGCCCACCCCGAGCGCGCGGAGGAACCGGAGATCGCCGTTCACACTGCCTGCCAATGGTGGGCCGATAACGGCTGCAATCCGCTGGCGGACGCGGACAACATCACCGGACTGACGAAGCGGATCAACGGGGGGCTGAACGGCTTGTCGGATCGGAAGGTGCAATTGAGCAAGGCAAAGGAGTTGGTGGGGCTGTGAACGACTGGCGTGAGATGGCGTCAACCTTCAGCTTGGTTTGCCTCGCGGTCCTGATGTCGGTGGCGGGGCGCTTGGTTATTTACGCGGGAGTTTAATTCTTGTCAAACCAGCTCTAGCTTTAGAAAGATCCGTGATGGATTCGTAAAGACTGTCTTTAATTGTAATAAAGAAGGATAACAAATGGAGCTTCCTCTTGTAGCATCTGATTGGCGTCGTAGCAATCGAGACGAAGCGCCTCTTAAACTCCTTAATAGATATGCTGAAAAGAATCCTTCGAACTTTGATGAGGGGGTTTCGTTTATCACTCGGCCAGGATTCCAGTATTTTCCGGTTACGTTTGATGAAGCCCCCCTTCCATCGACAGGTCTAAAAGCACTCTACCATCAAGAAGGTCTGTTTAATAATCATTTTTTTGTTACTGATCGTAGAACTGTTTGGAGATGTTCTGAGAATTTTAATGTAATTATTAATGATTTTGATACTACTGGTTATAATTGCGAATCGTGGTCTTATAATAGAGGAACTTTTACAGCTCCTATTGGAGATATTCCAGAGTACTTCTTTCATGCAGGTGACAATCAGCTTTACGTCTATGCTGATCAAGGATTTTATTCTGGTACATTGACTTATACTGGTCAGCCTGAAGAAGGGGCTACCGTTCGCGTCGGCCAGATGTATTATAAGTTTACCTCTCTTGGTGTTGATGTAGGAACTCCTGACGGAACTTCTGGAAATCCTTGGCTTGTAGACAGAAGTACTTCAGGTCTTTTGGCAATTCAGAACCTCTTTTTTGCTATTAATGCAGGAGAAAGAATCGGAACATCCTATTCAACCAATCTAATTAAAAACCCTCTAGCTAATGCTGAGACATTTGATGCTGGTAAATTAGTTGTATATTCAGCGATAGGAGGCAGTATTGCCTTCTCTCCTGTACCCACAACTGTCTCAGGTACTTCTGTGTTATCTTGGGGTTTTACACAATTAGAGCCTACTCCTGTCAATCAGTCCTGGATTGTTCCTCTTCCTTTCCTGACCTCGATTGTTAAGGCTTGTGTTACTTTCGGTTCATATGTTATTATAATTGCATATAATGCAGATATCGCTAAAGACGTAGTGTATTGGGTTAATCCAGGAGAAACGTGGGTGAATGCTCTTTCGTTTGCTACTGCTGAACTTCTTCCTGATACTCTTCAGTCTCTTAGAATTGTCGGTGATACTCTGGCTTTGATCGGTAAAGACACAATCGAGCTTTGGTATCTTACTCAAAATCCTGACCTTCCATTTGCTAAACTCTCAGGCGGCTCTAATAGAGTTGGAGGATATGAGGGGAGTGATATTACTATCAACAATGTTCTTTATTTTGTTGGTACTGATAACAGAGTGTATAGACTTTCTGGCTCTACACTGCAAACTATTTCTGACAATAGTGTCTCTGAACGAGTATCCAATTTTGTTAGAGAAGAGGGTCCTGATTCTAATTCTCTTCCAAGAGCGATCCGAGGATGGTCTCTTTATGTAAATGACCACGTCTTTTATGTACTCAATCTTGGGACGCAGAATGAGACATTTGCATTTGATATTACAACGGAAACCTGGACTACTTGGTCTAATATAACTAACCCTCTTTTTCCTGATCTTCCTAACACTATCTTAAGGCAACATGGGGGTAAGATGGTTACTACTCCTAACGCTACAAAAATGTTGGTTATAGATATCGCATCAGGAATTATCTGGACTGTATCGGAAGATTATAAATATGATGACTTGACGAGCACAGAGTACGAACCTATTAAATGTATCGTAACTGCTGGCTTGCCTCAGAGAATGAGAGAGAGTTCTCCTTGTAATGAAGTATATCTGACTGGTGCTATGGGAAACCCTTCAGTATACAGGTTGGATACTTATATAGTAACTGAAAATGAAGATTTTATAGTTGACTCAGCTCGAAGAGCTTTTATCTCTATGACTTCTTATATTCCAGATGTATTTGATGATCATCCAGAATATTTCTCTATTCTGTTAGAGTACTCTGATGATAATGGGAGGACTTGGGTAAGTGCAGGAGGTTTTCCTGTAAATTTCCAAGACTATACTCAGGAGATTGCTTGGAGAAGTTTAGGGCAAATCAATGCCCCCGGAAGACTTTTTCGGGTTACTGATTATAATTTACTTCCTAGAATTGATGGATTGGATATTAGATAATATGGCCCAAGTACCTCCTATTTTTACAACAAGTGTACTTATTCATCCAGAGACAGGAACTCCTACTAAACTGTTTCTACAAATTTGGGAATCTCTTGTCAGTCTTGGTATTAAAGATCTTAGAGATGTAAATATCTCTAATCCAGTTAATGGAGATACGTTGGTTTATAACAGCTCTACTGGAAAATGGGATAATGTTTAAATGATCACTAGGACGAAAGACCTCGATACGATTATAAAAGCAACAGAGGAATATAAAGATTCTCTGTATGGATTTTATCCTGAGGAGTGGATAAAGTGTGATTCTAATGTTGCTCTTACTAATGAATATGGCGATGTATCTTTCTTTGAAAGAGAACTTCCTTTTGTTGTCTCAGGACATTATTTTTTCTTCAGTAGAGGCAAACAAGCTTTAACTGAAGCTAAGAAGATGCTTAGAGAAGCATTTACAGGACCATATAATATTGAAGTCATTAGAGGTCTTTCTCCTTTACAAAAACTAGGGGCTCGATGGATGAATAAGCAATTAGGGTTTAGATCCTACGGAGTAGTACAAACAATGGCAGGCCCCTGTGAGCTTGTTATTTTAACTAAAACTGAGTGGTTAGAAGGAGTTAAATAATGAGTTCTATTTTTGGAGGTAGCAAAAGTAAAAGCACTCAAGAGTCTTACAATCAAGCCTATCCTTTTATCCAGCAGACGTTTGCTCCTGCTGCTAGCCAAGCAGTTACGGGTTCTAATGCTTTGGCTCAGCTTCTGGGCGGAGATCCTACTGGTTTCAACGCCTATAAGCAAGCGACAGGTTATGATGCTGCTCTAGAACAGGGATCACGAGGTATTACCGCCAATGCTGCTGCGGGAGGTCTTCTGAGAAGCGGGGGTACGGCACGGGCTCTTCAGGCATTTGGTGATCAGATGCAGCAACAATATGCTGGCAACTATCTTGATCGTCTTGCTCAGCAGGTCCAGCTCGGAACTCAAATTGGCAGTCTTATTGCGGGCGCAGGACAGAGAAGCACCGGCCAATCTTCAAGCAACAGTAAGAACGGGATGGGCGGATTTATTGGAAGCCTTGCTTCTGGTATTGCTGCATCTGATCGTAGACTTAAGAAAAACATCTTTAAGATTGCAGAGCTTTCTAGTGGTCTAGGATTGTATCAGTATCGTTATATTGATAATTCTGGTCCTCATATTGGCGTTATGGCTCAAGAAGTTGCCGAAATTATGCCAGAAGCTCTTGGTCCTACTATTGATGGTTATATGACTGTAGACTACAGCAAGATTCACTAAGGAATTTTAAATGGCAGTAAATCTTTTTGATCTGTTGCAGATGCTGGGTCCTGGGACTACTGTGCCAACAGAGGGTGGTCTTTACAATACTCTTCCGGCTCAGCTTCCTTCTACTGGCCAAACTCCTCCTATAATGGCAGGACCTCTTCCTAATGAGGTTGTAGATAATACTAATAGCATTACTGTTCAAGGCAATAAGGCTCAACCTCCTAGCATAGAAGATGATCCGGCCCCCATCCCTATGAATAATGTTTCCTATATTGAGGAAGCAAGAGATGCGCTTAGTAAAGCTCCTCAGCATAAGGGAATGTTTCGGACTAAAGGAACTCTTCGGAATATTCTCGGAACCCTTGGAGATGCTTTTCTTGTTCAAAGCGGAAATAAACCAGTCTACGCCCCTCAACGTCAGCTAGAAAGACAGCAGGACGCTCTATCTGGTTTTACCGTTAATCCTATTGCTGCTATTGAAAGAATGGCCCAGGTTGATCCGAAAGCTGCTCAAGACCTTTATGATACATATCAAGGAAATCTTTTACGTCAGGCCCAGCTTGAAAGTTTAGCTACTTCTCGCGAGAGTATGACAGCCAAACGGTCTCAAGATATGAGAGAAATTGGTCTTAATAGGCTTTCTCGTTGGGTAAGAGGGAATCTACCTTATAACCAGATTCTTGCTGGCGCTAAGATGTATGGAATTAGTCCTGATGATCTTGCCAGTCTTGGTGTTTCTCCTGACATGACTCCTGAACAGAGGGCTCAGTTTGCATCCGGAGACTTGTCTGTTAATCAGCAGATGCAAATTCCTCTTAGGGAGCGGCAACTTGATATTGCCCAACAGAATGCTTCTGCCAATACGTTGAGAGCTTCTAGAGCTCCTCAGCCTCGTCAAGAGCCTAATCCAACTGCTGCTTCTATTGCTGCTCCTATTCTTCAGAAAGTCCAGAAAGGCCAGGCTCTTTCTGCTGGTGAGTCAGAGCTTCTTCGCAGGCTTGGTTTTCCAGAAGATAGGGGCCGGACTCGAAGTGCTGGTAGGAGAACTGGTGGATCTCTTCAGAATCCTGTTGAAGGGGCTCGTAGACGAAACAATAGAACTGGCGAGATCCAGACTTTTAGAAACGGTCAGTGGCAATAAACTTAAAAAGGAAATCAAGTGGAAGACGAGTACACATATCTCCCCCCAGAAACTTCTTTCAACCAAGAAGACGACTTTACTTATCTTCCGCCTGAGGCCCCCGCCTCTTCTGGGCAGATTTCTTCCGTTCCTTTCATGACTGAAACAGGCCCTATAACAGAACAGGAAAGACAGAAAGTTGCTCCTAAACGAAAGGGCGGTATTTCTGGTACGTTCGATGAAGCCATTGAAAGGCAAGGAGGCTTTGGGCTTTCACCTGAAACCTTTCGTGCTCTTGGAGGTGAAAGCAATATTCCAGGGCTCGGTGTTATCCAGCGAGGATTTGCTAATGCTGCTAACCTAGGATATAAAGCTCTTCAGGTTGGACAAGCCGGTCTTGAGACTGCTGCGACTGGTGCTGATGATCTGTCTAAAGCTCTTGGCGTTGCTGATCTTCCTAGGCTTCTCGGTATTGATCAGCAAATCCTTCCCGGCACTGCTATTATGGCTTTGCTGGAAGCGTCCCCAACAGGTGGCGCTCAGTCTGGTATTTCTACTGCTAGCTTTGCTGCTCGTGCCGCTCAACTTGCTGCTAGAGACAGAATTGCTGCCGAAGGTAATGCTCTTTTCCAGCAAGGAGCTACTCCCGCCGAAATGCAGGAATGGGCTTCCGCTAACAAACTCAAGCCGTTTGATGATGCTAATCTGGCGGAAGCTACTGCTCGTAGAAATAGAGGAGAGTCAGTTGCTCCTTTCGGAGATGCAGAGGCCGAGGCCCTAAGAGAACAGCTTAAGAACGAGGCTCTTGATTTTGTTAATAAAAAAGCCGAAGAAGCTCTCCCTGCTATTGAACAAGAGGCTAAAAATTTTGTTCCTGCTAAAGAACCTACTCCGGAAGACCTATTTCCGTCTGAAGAGGCTCTTAGAAAAAGAGACGCTGATCTAGAGGCTAAGCTTCAGAAAGAAGCCGAAGAATTTCAAAAAGATAAGGCTGCTCTTTCTCCTTCAGAAACTCCTTCTACTCCTGCTCCTGTAATCACTGATCAGCATCTAAATGATGCAGTTGATCAGGTTAATTCTATTACTCGAAACTGGAAGAACTCTCCTGAGTTCGAAGTACATGCTGATGGATCTTCTCTTCCTGATCTCGATCCTGATGCTATCGGAGCTGTAACTCCTGAAGGCAAGGTTGTAATCAACATGAGTAATGTTCATGCTGAAGCCGAAGCCCGTGGAGTAACTCCTCAGAATATTATCTCTGCTGTTACCTTCCATGAAGGATTAGGACACTCTGGTCTTGCTGCTAGGTTTGGTGAAGATTTGGATAAGGTCCTCGATACTTTATATAACAACAGCACCTTTCTTAGACGTGCTGTTAATAAAAGAATTGCAGAATTTCCTGACGAATATCCTGATGATTTTAATCCTCGGGCTAGAGCTGCTGAAGAAGTATTAGCAGAAATGTCTGAGCAAGGCCAAATCACTTCAAACATCTTCCAAAAGATTAGAAACCACGTAAAGAGTTTTGGTCGACGTATTGGTTTAAAACTGGATTACAGCGATGCAGAAATAAGAACTATTCTTAGCATGGCTCATGACTCTGTTGTGAACGGTAAAGGGATTAATGCTGCTGCTAATGGTTTTCGTCTGATGAAGCGTCGTCGAGTGGTGGGCCAAGAATCTGAAGGTGTTTTACAAGGACCTGCTGCCTCGGAAGAAAAAGTGTCTCCTGGCACTATCAATGCCTTTCGATCTAATCGCCCTATTGATGATATTCTTCAGGAGGTTGCTCCTGAGAAAACCCCTGAAAGCTGGGACGAATGGATTGAAAAAGCTAACAGCATTAAAATGACCACTAGAATGGCAGAAGCCTTGAGCAAAGGAGCAGAAGTTCCTGAACTTAAAGCTGCTGAAAGATTTCTTGTTGAGTCGGGTAATAGAATCTTTGATCTTTCTAAGAAAGCCTCGGAGGGTACAATCACTCCTCATGAGCAGTATCTGCTTGGTAAGGAGATGGAACGTGCTTCTCGCATCTCTAAAGTGGTAAATGATATTGTTTCTAATGCGGGCAGAATCCTTAATTCTAGAAAGATTGAAGTAGGCTCAGATAAAGCCCTTCAGACAAGTCTTAGGAATATGATGAGAAACCTTACTGCTGATGATCTCAACACCCCTGAAAAGATTCAGGCTGTTGCCCAGAAGCTTGTTAAGGATACAGAGCAAGCTAAGAAGGTTGAGAAAGGTCTGGGAATCCTTTATAATGCTCTTAACCTCCCTCGATCATTAATGTCTTCTTTAGACTTCTCTGCTCCATTTAGACAAGGCTTTCTCCTAACTACTAAGAAATCTTTTTATCAGGCACTTCCTAAAATGTTCAAGGCTTCGTTCAGTCCTGAATATTTCAAAGGATTGAATGAAGAGATTGCTGCTCGTCCCACTTATCCTTTGATGAAAAAAGCAGGACTTGCTCTTACTGAAGTTGGCAACGAGCTTTCTAAAAGAGAAGAAGCTTTCATGTCTGAGTGGGCAGGCAAGATTCCTGTTCTTGGTGGTCTTGTTAAAGGATCTGAACGAGCTTATTCTGGATTCTTGAACAGAGTTCGGGCAGATGTCTTTGACGAAATGGTCAACAAAATGAAAGATGCTGGTATAGATCTTTCTACTGATGACAAAGCTCTAAAGGATATTGCTAAGTTTGTAAATACTGCTTCTGGTAGAGGCAACCTGCCTGGAAGATTAGAGCCCGCTGCTCCTGCTCTTTCAGGCTTGTTCTTCTCTCCTCGATTAATGTCTTCTCGTGTTAGTACCCTCAATCCTGCTTATTATATTGGACTTAATCCTGTTGTAAGGAAAGAGGCTCTGAAACAACTAATTGCTACGGGCGCTCTTGCGTCTACAGTTCTTGGTGTTCTTGCTGCCGGAGGGGCTAATATTGAATTGGACCCCAGAAGCTCTGACTTTGGTAAAGCTAGGTATGGCGATACTCGTTATGATCTGCTTGGCGGTTTTGGACAGTATATCACTTTAGGTTCTCGTCTGGCAACTAATCAGACTAAGAATATCAAAGGAGATGTCAGTGAGCTAGGCAAAGGCTTTGCCAAGTCAACTCGTTTTGATGTTGCTCTTAAGTTCCTTACTAACAAAGAAAGCCCTATCGCTTCGTTTGTTACTGATTGGATGAAAGGTAAGGATGCTGTTGGTGAAGACTTCAATACAACTAAAGCCATTGTAAGTCGATTTGTTCCTATGATTGCCTCTGATCTTCATGATCTGATTGGTAAATATGGGACGGTTGAAGGCACAGCTAAGGCTCTTCCAGCAGTATTTGGTGCTGGTGTACAAGACTATTCTGTAGCTGGCTCTGATATTTACGGAAGAGATTATTCCACTACTAGAGAGCCTGATGCAGTTACTCAAGCTGTAGATGATGCCTTTGACGGAGAGGCCTCGACTAAGATCAGAGACGTACCTAAAAGTGTCCAGATTGATGGAGAAAAAATCCAGCTCACCGACGAGCAACACACTCAATGGCAAAAACTAACCGGACAATACTTCTATAATGATCTTCAGGAAGCCATCAATGATCCCGTCTGGTCTACGATGACCAATGAAGAGAAACAGGAAGAGATTCGTCTTATTCGAAAGGATGCAAAAGCGGATGCTCTTGCTGATTTAAATATTGTAGGGGATGATACTAATGAATGACCGCGAGATTGAATGGGCTCAACGGATTGCTGTACTAGAGCTTAAGGTACAGCAACTTAATGAGCAAAGCGAGGAGATCAAGAGTAAACTTGACGAGCTTCTTCAGTTGCGGTCAAAGGGTGTGGGGGCCTTTTGGCTGGCCTCCACTCTCCTTGGGACAGGTATTGTAGGTGTTATCTTTGCCTTGTTTAACTGGATGAAAGGCAGCCTGTAATCATGGCTAAGAAAGCTATTATAGCAGGAGGTGCAGGTGCTACCATGTTAGCTGTAGCACTGAATCTTTCTACTCCTGAGATTACCTCATTCGAGGGACAAAAGAATGTAGCTT